AAATTCTACGTCATCTAACTTCATATGGAACCGTTTATAAAATCAATACCATGACTGTCTGAATTAAGCAATAAAGGGTAAGTCTGGGACCCCTTTTCTCTGTTGAAGGGGGTGGGCCCTCCCTAAAATCGAGGTATGTGGTTTCTGCATGGTACCTCTATGGGTTAGGGGTGGGCCCGCCCCGATGCCCGACACCGGAGGGGGTGGGCCCGCCCCGAATGGCTACAACTTGCACGAGCTATGCAATAATAACATGGGATATTATAAGATTTAGCTTGACACGATAATTAAAACGAGGCGATTTCTCGCCTCGTTCATGCATAACTTATTGGGATAAGTTATTCGGTGTAATTATATTCTTGTCATCAAACTGTTGTTTAGTAATTGGTATGCGTTGACCAAGTAGATCATTAACAAATCTATAATTGGTATTGTTAGGATAATTATAATCATAATCTTTATACCAAGCCTGATCACACATTACTTTCTTCGGTTCAGTTGTTCTACCGAAATGATTTAATGCGTTCTCAATGTGTTGATTAAGCCAATCACTTTGACAATTCATAGAGCAAAAATTATCCGAGTAATAAAAAGATGATCTTCTTCTTGTTGAATAATACTTTGCCCCTTTCGTGCCACGAATACGATCTTTCGTTCTGTATTGGTGGCACTTTGTTCCTTGACAATATTTCATTATTTCAACGAACTATTAACGTGATTGATTTCAAGAGTTGGTTGGTCATTTATTTCCCACTCTTTACTTGCGTGTCTATATTGTGGATTGCCCTCTTTATCATATCCAAATTTTTCAGTTGCCCAAACATCAACATATTTATAGTATGGATAACCTAATTTTTTATGATAGTGAACACCACAACCATTGTCATCAAGAGTAGCTTTCCTCTCAATAGTTTCGCCATATTTCATAGCGAAGTATTTGATATAAAAGATTGCGTCTTTAAAAGGGGATTTCGTCATCATTTTCCTCTTTCTTTTTAAGCAACACATTTAGTTCTTCGTTCTTTTTACTAGCCACCAAAATCTTCTGTTCTGTTTCATTTTTTAATTTCCACAAAACGAGAAGTTCTGTCATAACTGACATATGGTCGCTATGATTGTATTCTTTAGTCATTTTACTTTCTCCTTTTTTGTTATACATATCTAGGATTTTATATGTTTATCCTAGATATGTCAAGAAGAATTATTGTGTGGATTGTTGTTGGTTGTATTGTATTCTTGCCTTGATTTTATCCTCTCTTGATACATTTTTATTCTTCATACTTTCAAGATAGTCGGCACAATTTTGAGGATTGAAAATTGCTAGACCAGTTGAATTACATCTAATAATTTCCGCCTCATCAATCGGACATTTTGCTTTTTTACAAAAGTCCAATGCCTCATCAAGATATTTCCAAGATTTTAACCAAACTTTAATCTTGCCAACTTGATCTAAAACACTTGATATCCATTTGTCGTGGCAAGTTATTAATTGTCCTTTTGCTGATTGCCAAGCCATTAAGATTTGATACTCATTTTCTTTACACGCAATAGAACGATCACGACAATATTCTCTTCCAATTAAATCAAGAACATAATCATTGTTCCAATCTCTTGAAAAAGAAATGTGGTCATCACTCTCTCTACCTGACGAACCAAGTCCAAGATATTTTGAGTTTGCGTCATCAATCTTTGTCCAATGTGGATTTGATTGATTTTTCTTTTGCTCAATGTTTATATCAGGATTGCAACCCTCTCTTCCTTTGAGTTCATCACGATACATAGCATAAGCAAAATCATTTTGCCTACTATGTTCCTGACCATTGATATTGCCATTTAATTTAAAATCAAAATGACTTTCAATATATTTATCTTTCATCACAACTTTGTCGTTCTCATCTCTATCCTCTACCTGACCTTGATATCCAAAATGGAAACAACTATCTTTCGCAATAGTGTCCACATTTTCAAACTTGTTTTGTAAATGATAAGCCATTTTTATATCTTCAGGTGTATAGTGTCGGCTTACTATTTCTTTTGCAAGTTTCCAAGTTTCATCTTGTAGAGGTTTCATATTCTCTCTTGCTTGAAAGAATTTTTCTTTCTCTTGCGTGTTCTCTTGTTCAAGATGTACTCGCATACGATTTGCGATCTTATTTCTGTACTCTTGATTTAGTCTTAAACGTGCCATTGTTTTTTCCTTTCTATTTGAGTTAAAAAATAGACCTTAAACTCATTGACTTTAACTGTCAAGTAATATATAAGATTTTCTATGATGATATATGGAAACACAATTAAAGATATAATTAAAATGTATCCAAAATGGCTTTGGGCTGGAAATATTTTTTGCGTTGCTCTCGGCTTATGGGTGATATTTTGGTTGTAGATAGTTTGCTATTTTACCCAATGTTATTTTTCATTGGGTTAGCAATATTATTTTTGTTTGATATTTAAAAGCTTTCAAGCTTGAGCCCTGATCCATTGACAACAATGGCTACCGAGTAGCCAGACGTATATACGGTTAATGGATCAGGGGTCAAGCACCTAGCTAATTACTAGTAGGCCTTGCCGACGGCGTTAAATAATTGACTCCAGGCCTCAACGTGCTTGACCTAAATTTTTTGCGCGCGCGCACGCACTTCCAGTAAGTCTTCAAGCTTCATTTTTTTTTTTAGGGTGGGCCCGCCCGGAGGGGTGGGCCCGCCCAGTATATATAACCGCCATCCCCAACCACCGGCCTAGTATATAAGATTTTCTGGGAACAGTCAATCACTTTATACGCGAGTTAAAATAGGGTTGACAGCTCCAGGGCTCTGGGATATAGTGGGATCTAGAAAGTAGGTATACATATGCAAATAATGACAGTGAAGGCAGGGACCATCTCATACGGTGACCTGAAAAAAAATGACCAGATAAGATCTAAGCAGCTGGGCCAGCCTATAGATGGCAAGTTACTTGAGAGCCCGAAGCAGGGACGCGGTCTCAAAAAAACTATTCTAATCTGGACCAAAGGTTCAGACATCGGGATGTTTGATGAGCACGGCAGCATCTGGGCCACCGATCTAATCGAAGTCCTGAGACAGGGCACCTGGCACCGGGTGACTGGCCAACCTGCATGAAGTTTAAAACATTCACACAACTAAACGCTGAGCGCGCCAACAGGCGCGCCCGGCCAATTGAAAAAAAGAAAAAAATCAGTAAGTCTGCAAGCTCCCGAGCGGGTGGGCCCGCCCATAAAGAATCAGGGTTCAAGCGCCCGAGCTTGACAGGCTGCAAGCTGTAGGATATTCTAGGACCATGAATAAAAAAGAAGCCAGAGAAATCACCGGAGGACTGAGCGCGCCAGGCAAAATGCCTGAGGGCTCATATAACCTGCCGGCCAGGGCCTGTCAGACTGGAGCTAAGCTGCGCCAGATCCCCGGCACGCCATGCTATGGCTGTTACGCCTTCAAAGGCCGCTACAATTTCCCAAATGTTAAGGACGCGTTAACCAGAAGGCTGGAGAGTCTCGGTCACCGCGACTGGGTCCAGGCAATGGCTGTACTTGTGAAGGGCAAGAAGCACTTCCGCTGGCACGACTCAGGAGACCTGCAAGGGCCCGAGCACCTTAAAAAAATTTTTGAAGTCTGCAAGCTTACACCAGAGACCATGCACTGGCTGCCAACACAGGAGCGCAAGCTGTTACAGTTTCTGGATCCTGACATAATTCCAACTAATTTAATTATTAGACTTAGTAATGCAAAAAATGACACGAAGCCCGGCAACGCCTGGCCGCACTGGTCCACCGTGGTGACGAAGCCGCGAGCTGGTCACGTGTGCCCGGCCCCAGAACAGGGCAACAGCTGCGGCGACTGTCGCGCATGCTGGTCAAGGGACGTCGATGAAGTTCAATATAGAATACACTAAATTTTTTCGAGATAAGCTACACAGGAAGCGAGACCACAAGCTAAGGGTACAAGCTTCCGGAGTCCAGAGTCTGCAAGCTCGGGGACCTGGGACCCAGAGTACAAGCGCACAAGCTGGTCCAGGGCACAAGCTACCAGGACATATGTATTTTTTTTATGCTTAATGTGGAAAGATATTTGGTGAGGGGAGAACCTCACAAAATTAGGGTTCTTTAGGGTGGTTACCTTTAATTCTAGAGTGAAAAAGTTGCCACTATTAGTATAACCCAATAGGTCAGGAGTGCCGAATAAAGCCCAATTTTCCAGCCTTGTCCACGTAATTCTTTTAGACTCATGCTTTAATTTTCTCCAAAGTTCTCGCTCTCTCATAGGTGGTCTAACCGCCCTAATCCAAAACTATAATTTACCGATGATTTTGCCAATATTGTGGATAGGTTTTTGGCACCTAAAAACTAATCGATGGGTCTCATTGTCGCCAATAATTGCGTTCTCAAGTAGCAAGATATCCGTCATATCGTAAATCTCACCGTTTGGTAATTCCACTTGGACTCTCGCGTTCTTAGCAACTTCCGACTTCATGAACTTTTTTAAGACGTGATCTAGAATCTTTCCTGTAATTGCCATTCTGTTGCGCTTATAAAATAAGTATTGTATATTGTCAATTATTATGTCCGGACCACCGAAACAATTGACATCTCAGCAAATGAAATTTGCCCAACTCATAGTTTATGGAGTAGAGGGAAATCCCATTACAAAAACAGAAGCCGCAAAACGTGCAGGCTATTCTGATAATGGAAACTGGTGTTCGGTCGCAGGATCTGAACTGACTGACCCAATGAAATATCCACTCGTCTGTGCTTACATCAGCAATCTGAGAGATGAAGTAAGGCAGAAATATGACATCACTTATGAAGCTCACCTGGAAGAACTAGGGAAGATTAGAGATATGGGTAAAAAAGATCGTAGGAATCTAGCGAGCGCAGCTACCACTGAAATAGCTAGAGGTAAAGTTGCTGGCTATTATATTGACCAAAAAATTGTGAGACATGGAAAGATTGAAGATATGAATCTCGATCAACTCTATGATCGCATGAGAACAATCAAAGAGAAGAACGAGAGGTTGATGAAAGCCAAAGAGGCTTTAGCTAGAGCTAATGTTGAATCAACGTCAGAAAGTAAATCGAAGCAACAAAAAAAATTACCATCGCCACGAAAAACATCTGATCCGGATTCCACATCTTAACTATTTTCTCTTTTTCTTTTTAGATTTAGCTTTTTTCTTCTTACCTTTTTTCTTTTTTTTCTTAGGCATATTGTTATATTTCTCCTTCAGAATGTTATACTTTTCTTCACTAATCCAGTCAAGATCTCCCCACGCATCATCATACATTCAACTTCTCCATCTTGGTGATACATTTAATTGGAAATATATTTCTATCAGAGTACGCTTCATCTTTCTGATCATAACTAGCAAACGTCCAGAGAAACTTTTTAGTTCTTTTATACACGTATGCAAACGTCACCATCTTAGAGCATTCAAACTTATCAAACTCCTCGGCCGTGGCGTGACCACCGTCCGCTGTGATGTCTAACCATGAGATCTTATAGAAGTAATATTTCTTCTTGTTGATCTTGACGTGCTTATATTTAGATTTCTTCCTGAACATACTATTGTATACCCTCCTCCTTATAAAATGGAAAATAAAAATAATGAATCATGTGCGCGCGTCCCTTAAGTTGTTGGTATTGCTAGCTTTTTGAATAATTGTATCTTTTGTAACCAATTGTATCCTACTCAAAGATACAATTTTGAGCGAATAAGTGTTGGTATACAACAATAATAACTTTTGTATCCATTGTAACCACTTTTAAAACAAAATAAAAAAAATATTTTTATTTCATTGAATTAACAGTATACAAAGGGTAAAGTTCAATTAATGGCTAATTTCCTCGCTAATCTGCTCATTTTTTGTATCTTTCTGGTCTTTGTTCTGGTTACAATTCCTATAATACTCATCAACTTTCTTTATGAATGCGTGTTGGTAGTGGACAAATTCCTTGTCAGACACCTCAAACTTCTGAAACAGTTTGTCTTTAGAACACATTAGAATGATTCCAGACTGAATCTTGGTGTCATATATGAAGTTATGGGCCATTGCATAGGCTCCTAATTGAATGAAATAGTCATCTATCCATTCTCTTCTTTTGGGTTTGTTAGTTTGTTTGAAGTCTATTATACTTTCACGTCCATTATAAATTCCCACTACATCAGTAGCTCCTGCGTATAGATCAGGATAATACAATGTCACTTCAGTGCCCCAGACTTCATTGAGGTCCCTGAGCCCTGCTTCTATAATCCTTTGCGCCATGGGTTCTGCTTCCTTGCCTATGCTCGTCAGGTCCTTGTGCCCTGAACCCCGAATATAAGCGTCCAGAAACGTGTGCATGGCCGTGCCGCGCATCGCAGCGACATCTCTCACTCGATCTGCTGCCTGAGCCCCGAGTCGTGCTTTCCAGCTCGCTAG